AATGAGGCATATGTATTAGTTGAAACTAACTCTAGTGAGCAGGTTCCATATATTCTACATAATGAGTTAGAATACGAAAACTTGATTTTCGTAAATAGAACTACTGGACTACAGACTGTATCTGGTGGTTTTGGTGGTGGTAAAACCCAGTTGGGTGTTACAACTGATAAAAAGGTTAAACGAACTGGTTGCCACAACTTCAAGTCTTTACTTGAAGAAAGTAAAATGATTATTCAGGATGCTGATATAATTTCAGAAATATCAACATTCATTGAGACTAAAGGATCGTATGCTGCAGATGATGGATACCATGACGACTTAGTTATGACATTAGTTTTGTTTAGCTGGCTTACAAGTACCAGTTATTTCAAAGACCTAAATAATGTTAATCTGAGACAAATAATGTACGATAAAAAGATTAAAGCCATGGAAGAAGAATTGACTCCATTTGGTTTCTTTGATAATGGAGATACAACTGAAAAGTCGCCGTTGAACTTCTGAAAATGACTTTTCAATAAATAAATTAGTGCTTTCAAGTGCTCCTCGAAGCAAAACAGAATAACATGTAATAAGGAGAATTACAATGCCTTTTCAATTAAGTCCTGGCGTTGCAGTTGTAGAAAAAGACTTCACTTCAATCGTTCCAGCAGTAGCTACTGCAGCTGGTGCATTTGTAGGAACTTTCGAGTGGGGTCCATGTATGCAACCAGTAACAATCAACTCAGAAAACAACTTAGTAAGTCGTTTCGGTAAACCTGTTGATGACAACGCACAATCGTTTTTTACTGCAGCAAACTTTTTAAGTTATACAAATAACTTATTAGTCATTCGCGCAGATACATTCACACATAGAAACGCAGTTGCACGTGTTTCTGGTACACTACAAAGTGTATTATTATCTAATGGTGGGTCTGGTTACACATCTACACCGACTGTGACTTTTAGTGTACCTCAGGTTGTTGGTGGTGTTCGTGCCACTGGTACTGCAGTTTTATCTGGTGGTGGTGTTACTGCTGCTGCTGTAGCTAATCAGGGTACTGGTTATATTACAGCTACTGTAACATTCAGTTTACCGCAGATTACAGGTGGTGTTCGTGCCACTGGTACTGCTACTATTGTTGGCGGTCAAATTACTGGTATCACAATTACTAACGCTGGTTCTGGATATTTAACTGCACCTACTGCCACTATTACCTCTGATACTGGTACTGGTGCTTCTGTTGGTGTTGTAACAATTCAAGCGTCTTCAGTTGTTGGTATCACAATTACTAACGCTGGTTCTGGATATACATCTGCTCCAACTGTAACTATCACTAATGGTGGTGGTACTGGTGCAGCTGCTACTGCTACTATTCAGGTTGGTGGTATTAAGATTCTTAATGAAAATAACTATATTCAATATTGGAACGATGGTTCTGGTGTTACTGGTGAGTGGGCTGCGAAATATCCTGGCACATTAGGTAACTCACTACACGTAGGTATTTGCGACTCTTATGGTTTCTCAACATGGGAACATAGAAATGAATTTGATGCTGCTCCTGGCACTTCAGATTTCGCTGCTGGTGTTTCTGGTTCTAATGATGAAGTTCATGTTATCATTCAAGATAGAGATGGTCGTTGGACTGGTATACCTGGAGCAATTCTAGAAAAATTCTCTTTCCTATCAAAAGCTATTGATGCTAAGAAATCTGATGGAACAAATAATTATTACAAAGATGTAATCAATTCTCGTTCTCAGTATATTTGGTGGACTGACTTCCCAGAGTTATTCGACTACTCAGGTCCAGTTACTAACTGGGGTACTCCAGCTGCTAATACATCATTCCAAAATTGTGGTCCGCATGACTACGATTTGAGTGGTGGTTTAGATGACTTGACAGCTACTGATGGTCAATTAATGAGCGCATGGGATATCTTCAGAGACGACAGTCGTTTCGATATTTCTTTAATGCCATTAGGTAAAGCGTCTACTACTGTAGCTAACTTCGTTATCGCTTTAGCGGAAGAACGCAAAGATTGCGTAGTATTCGCTTCTCCACAAGACGTTACAACTGGCGACTTAATTTTCAATAGCCAGTATGAAACAGATGCAGTATCTAAGATCGTTGCTTATCGTAACGCACTTCCATCTACTTCTTATGCTGTTCTTGACTCCGGATACAAGTATCAATATGATAGATATTCAGACAAGTATCGTTGGGTTCCATTGAACGGAGACGTTGCTGGTCTATGTGCTCGCACTGATTACACTAATGACCCATGGTTCTCTCCAGGTGGTCTAAATCGTGGTCAAATCAAGAACGTAGTTAAGTTGGCTGTTCACTTACACAAAACTGATCGTGATACATTGTATAAAGCTGGTGTAAACCCAGTTATCACTGTTCCTGGCGATGGTACTGTATTGTTCGGCGATAAGACTCTATTAGCTAAACCATCTGCATTCGATCGTATTAACGTACGTCGCTTGTTTATCGTTCTAGAAAAGGCTATCGCTACTGCAGCTAAGTATCAGTTGTTCGAATTTAACGACAGCTTTACTCGTGCTCAATTCAAGAACTTAGTAGAACCATTCCTACGTGATGTACAAGGTCGTCGTGGTATTACTGACTTCGTTGTTAAGTGTGATGATTCTAACAACACTGGTGAAGTTATTGATCGTAACGAGTTCGTTGCTGATATCTTCATTAAGCCAGCTCGTTCTATTAACTTTATCTCTCTTAACTTTGTTGCTGCTCGCTCTGGAATTAACTTCTCAGAGATCGGTGCGTAACGACTAAATAAAAGAGAACAAGGAGAATTAAATGGCAAATATTGCTGATTTTAAAGCGCAAATGATTGGGGGCGGTGCTCGCCCGAACCAATTCAGAGTTGAATTGGTTTTCCCTTCATTCGTGCCACTAGGTATCGTTGCTGGTCAACGTGCTCAGTTCTTATGCAAGGCTACTACACTACCAGCTTCTACTATCGAAACTATTCCAGTTTTGTATCGTGGTCGTCAAGTGCAGTTTGCTGGCGAAAGAACTTTCGCACCATGGTCAGTAACAATCTATAACGATACGACTTTCAATATTCGTAACGCTATGGAACAATGGCAGGCTGGTATTCAGAACTATTCTTCAACTGAAGGTCGTGTTAATCCACGTGATTATCAGGTTGATTTACAAGTTCATCAATTGGATCGTGCTGGTGCAATCATCAAGAGCTACAAGTTCGTTGATGCATTCCCAACATTGATTGGTCCAATTGGTTTAGATTTTGATCAGCAAAACCAAATTGAACAATTTGATGTAGAGTTCAACTATAACTACTTCACTTCTCAGTCTACTGAAGGTGGTGGCATTAATATTAATGTTTCTGTTGATACGCCAATCGGTAGTTTCCCTCTACCAATTTAATTTTAGGTTGACAATTTAATTATGCAATTATTTGGATTCGAGATAAAACGTAAAGAAGAACCTAAGGATATCGGGGCAGTAGTAACCCCGATATCTGATGATGGTTCAACAGTTGTATCCACTTCAGCCACTTCCTATTATGGAATGGTTATGGATTTGGATACGATCGTTAAAACTGAAAACGATCTTATTAGAAGATATCGCGAAACAGCAATGTATGCTGATTGCGATGCTGCTATTGAAGATATTGTTAATGAAGCTATCATCGCAGAGTCAGATGATCAGGCTGTAAAAATTGATTTAGATAAAGTTAAATTATCTGAACCAATTAAAAATAAAATTAGAGCTGAGTTTGATGAAGTCTTAAGATTATACAACTTCGATGACAAGGGTCATGATATTTTCCGTCAATGGTATATTGATGGTCGTACTTACTACAATGTCCTATTGGATCCAAAAAATCCAAAGGCAGGAATTCAAGAACTTCGTTACGTAGATCCACGTAAGATTCGTAAAGTTAAAAACGTAGAAAAGAAACGAAACGAACGAGGTGTTGATGTTGTTGTAAAGAATGAAGAATATTACTTATACAACGACAAAGGTATTACAGAAGCTACAGTTAATGGTGTTAAATTATCTCTAGATTCTATTGTCTATTGTCCATCTGGGTTAATGGACCAAAATTCTGGTATGATGCTTTCTTATTTACATAAAGCAATCAAACCAGTTAACCAATTAAAGATGATTGAAGATGCGGTAGTTATTTACCGTATATCACGTGCTCCAGAGAGACGTGTGTTTTACGTAGACGTTGGTAACTTACCGAAGCTAAAAGCTGAGCAATACGTAAACGATATTATGAACAAGTTTAGAAATAAGATTGTTTATGATGCGACTACTGGTGAAACTCGTGACGATCGTAAACATCTATCAATGATGGAAGATTTCTGGATGCCTCGCCGTGAAGGTGGTAAGGGTACTGAAATTACAACTCTTCCTGGTGGGCAAAACTTAGGCGATATCGAAGATATTCGTTATTTCCAAAGAAAGTTATACCAATCATTAAATGTTCCAATGTCACGTTTAGAATCTTCAACAGGATTTGCTCTTGGAAGATCTACTGAGATTACACGTGATGAGATTAAGTTTAATAAATTCATTCAACGACTACGTAAGAAATTCGCTACATTATTCAATGGTGCTTTGCGTGTTCAATTAATTGCTAAGAACATCATTACACCAGACGATTGGGAATCTTTGGAACAAGCAATTCAATATGACTTCCAGCAAGATAATAACTTTGCTGAATTAAAAGATAATGAATTGATGTTACAAAGACTAGCTGCTCTACAACAAGCAGAACCTTATATTGGTCGTTTTTATTCAACAACATGGATTCGTAAAAATATTCTACGTCAAACTGACCAAGAAATTGAGTTGATGAATAAAGAGATGGAAGAAGATAAGGTGTTAGCGTTTGATCAGGCTGAACAACAGGGTCAAATTGCTGGTGTTACACAGGTTGCTCAACAGCAACATTTAGCTGATAATGGTTTTGGTGGTAATGAACAATCACCAACTGATAAAGGAGAATGATAATGAGTGAAACAGTACACAACTTAATTACTGCGATTGCTTCTGGCAACGCATTAGATACAGAAACAGCATTTAATGCTGCGATGGCAGAAAAGATTTCTGCAAGATTAGACGATATGAGAGTTTCTGTAGCTCAAAATTTGTTTAAAGAAAAAGAAGTTGAACAAGAAGTTTCTGTAGAACCAAGTGTAGATACAGAACAACAAACAGAAGAATAATGAACTATACAAAGTTTTCAAAATTCGTTAGAGAAAATACTGTAAGAGCGAAGATCGTTGAAGAGATCCGTTCTTATGGAAACGTAATTCAGAAAACTCTTGACGGTAAAGTTTTATTGAATAACGAAGAAACTGAATTCACATCGTTAGAAGAAGCAAGAACATACATTAAGAATAAAACATATTCCGATAATCTAGAACAAGAAATAAC